GCCAAGCTCGCCGTCTTTCACGACAGGAAGCGCATCGAACAAGGATTGCGCAATTCCTCCGCGCCTTGATGCTTCGCTGCCGGTTGGATCGTTTGGGCTTTCGTCTTCTTGGGAAATCAGGACACCGGCCTGATATCCGCTATTAGTGCTGCGAAGTTTGTCGCCAACAGCTTTGTGCGATCCGATCGTTAATTCGTAACGGTAGAATTTTACCTGTTCCTGAAATGCGTCGCTCTGGTCTTTGACCGATTGCATGGTGTGGCCGTATAGCTTTGCGTAATCGGCCTGCCTTGTTGAATCCCATTGACCTATTCCGTAATGGCTACCATTGACGGCAAAAGGATTCATGCCGCTTTCGGCTATCATGTTTGCCGCCGGGCCGCTGGCCTGTGCCGGGCTGAAACCGGCGATTTCGAACGCGCCGATTGCTTTCGCCACACGAGCGCGCTGCACTTCCGATGTTGGCGCATCGGCGCGGGGGTTTCCGCTGCCCCAAAGCCAGTTGTCAGCATAGCGCAAAGCTGACGAGTTGTCGTAAATCCATCTCCCGAACGCAGTATGATCATTGCGCACGCCGCCTTGCGTTCCCACGTTGTCGCCCACGGCATAGTCTGCGATCCCCACGGCGGCCAGTGCGGCAACCGTCACGCCGGAGCCTGGCACGAGCGCAAGTAGGCGCAGCACACTTGTGAATGGCGCAATCGCCGCGAAGGCCCATCCGGCGAGCTTGATGGCCACTATGCCTTCCAGCACCCGTTTCCAGCCGCCGAAGGCTTGCGCTACGGCATCGGCGCGCTTGGCAAAGTTTTCAAATCCGGCCTCGACGCCTTTCCAGTCGATGGTTTTGACGTAGCCCGCGAATTCCTTGACCGCATTTCCAATGCCGGTTGCTATCCATAGGCGGTTTTTGGCAATCAATTCCGCCATCTGGTCCAAAAGCGGCGAAAGGATCGGCCCCAGCCGCTCGGATATGGAATTGCCGAGCCCCTGCACCGACAAGATCAGGTCCGCTTGCGCTTCACGCAAACGGTTTGCCGCCGCAACTCCCGCTTGAGTGGTCACGCCGTAATGCGCCGAGCGCCGTTCAAGATCAGCTATGCCAGCCGAGCCGCGCCGCAGAAACGGCAGCAATTCCTCGGCCGCGCCACCGAATAGCTGCGCGGCTACGCGCGCCTGAGTATATGGGTCTTTAATTGAGGCGATTTTGTCGGCGAGTTCCGGCATCACGGCCGCTACGCTGCGCGCGTGGCGTGTGCCGTCGTCAAAAGCTATTCCTAGCTGGTTGAACAGCGCCACCGTTGCAGGTGCCCTGCCGCCAATCGCGTCATACATGGACTGGCCGAGCGCCTGTAGGCCCGTTGTCATCGTGCCGACCGACGCGCCGCCGAGAAGTGCCGCGCCTTGGAAAATGCTCAATTGAGCGGCTGACAAGCCTATGCGCTGCGCTGCCCACCCCAATTGGCTGCCCCAGGTCCCCCAAGCCTCTACCATGCGATACATGCCTACGAGCGAAGCAGCGCCCGTGATGGCAGACAGAGGCCCCACAATGCGCGCAACGTTTTCAAATGCGGCGAAAGCGTTTTTCGCGAGCCCGTCGAAGCCTTTTACGATTCCCGTAATTCCAGTCAGGCGCCCGAACGCGCTCATTTGCTTGCCGAGGCGCTCCACTGGGGCGTGAATAGAAGCAAGGCGACGGTTGACGGAATCAATGACGCCGGATGCGCTATCTATCGCCGAAATCGTAATGGAGAAGCCGGCAGCCACGAGACGCTATCTCCTTTGGGGTTTCGGTTTAGTTGTCTCTAAATACACATTATAGCGGTCAACCCAGGTTAGTAAAATATCGCCCCGAAGGTTTTCCAGTTCCGATGGTTGCCAGCGTAGCCTGATTGCCAGGTCAATGCCTAGCTGCTCCCAGTTTCCCGGCCACGATTGAAAAAATTCTGCACAAACAGGAAAGCCTCCTCGAATTGGTCGCCTTCCATTTGCTCAATGGCGGCCTGCGGAATTCCTGAGTTGCTCGAAAGAAGCTGAAGCGCGTATTCCGTCGCCGCTTCCGGCGTTGCGCCGCGCCGTAGTTTTCCTTCGGCCTGTCGGCGCTCGCCTATGGTCGGAGGACGAAGATCGATTGATCCCCACTCGCGATCATTGAGCCTGATCTTTTTGCGAAGCTCGATGGTTTTGTAGATTTCGCCGTCGCTCACAGTGCGGTCTCCGTGACCTGTCCAATGAATGTGACGGTAAACGATGCTTCCTGGGTTTTAACCTCGGTGCATTCCAGGCAAACCATTTGCTCGCCGCTTACCATCTTGCCGTTGGCCAAGCGCATCTGCATGGCGGAATTCGTTTTCGCCATGAAATTCGCCATCGTCATCGTGCCGGCGTCACGAATCGTGCCTGCCATCCGGCCGGCAATCGGCATTTCGCTATAGCCCTGATATCCGCTTTGACCGTCGAGTTCTTCGCGTTTGACGACGTTCGGGTTGTATGTCGCATCCGACACGACGTCGAAATTCTCGCCGTCGATTGTCCAATATACGACGCCCGCGCGGATGCCGGGGGCGCTCGCGGCGTTGCTGGAATAGACGTTGCCGGACATCGCTGATTCCTATTTAGGATTTCGAGAACGACACGTTGCCCGCAACGACGCGCAACTGATTCGCCACATTGATCGGAAGGTAAAGCGTTACCACTCCATTGCCCACATTCGTCGCGGCGGCAGCAGCGGCGAAGGCTTGCGGCTTTTGCACAAGGAAAAGGGACGCAAGATAGTTATAGCGGGATATGATTGCTTGCAAAATCGTCTGCGAGGTCACCGCCAGGCTTCCGCCCGGAATTGGTGTTCCGTCGGCAACAAGGATTTTGCGGCCGAATTGCGCGGAAAGCGACGATAGAAGATCGCGAACAACCGCCATGAGCGTGTAGTTCGTCTCCACATCGCGAAAACTGGCATCGGGCTGGCCAGCTGTGTTGGTGGTGTAGAGGTTGACAGCGCGCTGCACGCGCACCGTTCCCGCACTCACAGTGTATGTGGAGACGCCTTCGGTTAGCAGGGTTTGATCGCTGCCGAACACGTCCTGGCTGGCGATGGGGGGCGCTAGCATGGTCAGGTCCACACCATCCCCAGCGCCGCCGAGCGGGACGGCTGGGTTCGCCCGCAGGCTTGCGGCGCACGCGCCGGCGTAATTCGCGGCCCATCGGTAAGCAGGTGCCGGGGCGCCGTTGAACCCGAGGCAGGTGATGAAATTGTCGCCGCCTCGGGTTGCCGCGAACGTCCCGCGCTGCCCGACCGTTCCGCGAAACGCCGTAAACGCGCCGCCATAAATCTGCTGAGACCATGACCAGCGGCCGGTCGTGAGGTTCAGCAGAGATGAAATGCTGTTGAGCGATGCCATGTCGGTGTAGGGGCAGACGATGAAATCGAAGTTTTTCGCGGCCAGGTTGGCGAGCGCGGTTGCGAGCCCGGTGGAAGGATTCGTGGCGCCAATCGTCGGCGTGGCAATGGTGACGCCCACGCCGGCCGGGATTGTTTCACCGCCCGCGGCGCCGTAGTAGCTGATGACCACGGGAATGTCGCCAGCGGCAGCGCCTTTGTTGTCGCTTGTCAGAGTGACGGCATAGGGAGCGCTTCCTGCAACCGTTGCTGTGCCGGGGATCGGGGGAGATGAATTGATCGCGGCGTTGACGTTGTTGGAAATCGTCTGCGCAGTATCGCCGACATTAACCGGGACCTGAATTTCATATCCGGCAATCATGATTGCGAGCGCGCCCGCCGCTGTGGCGGGGCCGGTGAACGTAAGCGTATCGACGCTTGCTGTGGCAGCGGCGTCGTCGGACAGTGGGAGCGCCCAAACGTCCGCCAAAGGATCGGTCGCTCGATAATCGGCGATCATCTGCGCGAGCATCGAATTCGGTCCGCCGCTGCCGGCGTTCACGTCGGAGACGCCAACTGTTTGCACCGGGACGCCAACAGTATAAGTGCCGGATAACAGTATTTGACCGATGACGAGAGCGCGCTGTGGAAGTTGCCCGTTGTTC